AATAAGTCTATACAGTCATTCAATCTTTCTGCTAATCCCGTGGAATTTAATCGGCCAGGTAGGATTGGACAAAATTTGTGCACTGTTAAATTAGGCATATCACTCATTACATAATTTTGTTGTGCCCAAAAGACGAATGTTAATAGATTAGGTGGAATAGGAATACCACGAAGTAAAGATTCTAAATTAGAATACGCATTGTAAGTATCCGCATCAATAAGACTTCTAAGATAGATCATACCATCATTCTTATTCGTTGGTTCATTAGTATATTGAATTATTGAATTAATGAAATAGTATGTTTCTAAGCTTGCAAATAAAGCATTAAAGTATTGACGGAGGTTACTAACGGACATGTCAGTTAAATTAATGTTAAATTTAACGACTGATTGTAGCTTAGCTTGAAGATTTGTAATTATTACATTATCAAAATAGGTCTGACAATCGCCGTTAACTGACGGAACACTGAATCTTAAACAATCCATATGAAGTGATGAATTGTGAGAATCACAGTCATTATACAATGGGTTAAATGTTGGAGGTTTAATTCCAGTACTGAAACTGATATTACTAGGTAATCGGTCCTCAGCTAATACATAACCTTTACGACTCGAAGGATAACTTGACTGATCGCCCTTCCCTGGTTTGCCACCACCACCAATGGGTGAAGCACCAGTATCTATTTTATGTTTGGCGTCCTTAATTGTCTCTTTGATAAATTCCTTACCTGCGGCCTGAACCTCAGGTGAAGTAAGTATTGCCTCACCGACAGTGTAGACTTGTTTACCAAAGCCAGCTAACAAGGGACCAAAACCAGGAACTGGCACATTAGCGAACTTCAAGTTAGAGTTTTCGCGTTTTACATAACCTGCACTTCCTTCATCGGTAGCGGGTTCTTCCTCTGTAACTAAACTTTCTGCATTTGGTAGATTATTTGGATTAACAACTACATCCTCGGTTGATCGAGAAGCAGAAACCGGGTTTTCATCCGGATTAACGTTATTATTATTCATATTTATTAGTCATGGGTAATAAAATAAGTTAATGCGTGTAAATTCCACTGTCCAAGTGTTACGGTCACGACTTAGACTGTAAAATTTATTTTAAATATTAAATGAATTAACATATAATTTGAAAT